TTGTTTTTTTTGTTTTTTTGTTTTTTCGTTTTTTCGTTTTTTCGTTTTTTTGTTTTTTCGTTTTTTTGTTTTTTCGTTTTTTCGTTTTTTTGTTTTTTTGTTTTTTTGTTTTTTTTCCGCCACTACTATAAGCAATATCAATCCAATTTTTTTCACAATCAAACGATATTTTAAAATTACTACATTGATAACGAGTTTTTATAATTTGTTCAAATTCCGATCGACTACTTCCTACATAAAATTGTAATTTATATGGAACGCAACTTGTTGTTTCAATTGCAACATAATAATTTGTTTCTTTAATAATTACTGTTAAATATGATAATGCGTGGTAAGATGCACCTATAGTAATACCAATACGACCATACAACGAGACGATTTGTTCTCTTACTTCATCATTTCTGGTAACCCAATCTGTGATTATTATTTTACCAAGTGTTATTCCATTCATCTTTAAATTTTTACATATAAATTCAGCGTTTGCTCCGCAAACATTACTATAAAATAATAAACTATTTGTATAAAGTGAATAAATATGATCAAATATATTATTTAGAATAGTATCTAAACCTGTATTATACTCTTCAATATATGTTATTATATATTTATTTTCATTATTTTTATAATTTAATAAAGTGTCTCCTATTGTTATGCTCATTATAATATATATATATTATAATGGGCGTTTTAGTGTCTGTTCTCCCCCCTTTCGGAAGGGGTTTGGGAGAATTACATATTTTTATTTATCCCCATATATGGTTTCATACAAAATAATATTATTTTGTATGAAAAATAACCAGACGATATACATTAAAACGGGACAAAATCCCATAAAAATTAACAAGGTTTGCCCTTTGCGGAGCGTGTAAATTTTGGTTTTACTTGTTCTATAAACCAGTTGATAAATTATTCTTCTTGATAAATAATTTGGTCTTTTTTCTTATTTATCACATTATAAGCAATTTTATAAATATTTGTAGATTATATTATTTCACACGCTATTTTATGAAAATATTTTCTTACAAAAATGGCAAAATAGGCCACCACCACCTCGTTCTTTACATGACAATTATGAACAATCGTTTCAATGAGAAGCAATAATTCGGGAGTAATAATATTAATTTGGGTTTCTTTTATTTCATGTTCTCTTTTATCACACGATGGTTTTCCTATTAAAAAATAATGGGAATTACGAATAATATAGTTAAAATAAACCAATATGATGTTTTTTAGATCCATGTTATATTTTAAACTAATTTCATAAATGAAACAAACAATATTTTCATCGAATGGTTCTCTATTTATAAATTCTCGTTTTGGAATGATATATTCTCTAAAATTTCCATGATTGTCTTTGTCTTTTGGGTTATCCCCTGTATTTGTTGAATACAAGACAGTGTATGGATAAAACAATAAACTGTGCAATTCTTTCCATATTCTCACATGAATTATTTTTTCAATCCATTTCTCACAACCATCCATTTCCTTCTTTTCACAAAGAGAACCATCCACCTTTTCTTCAAAATAAATAGAACTATTATAATAAATATGATTTAATTGAATATAATTAATGATGCTACGAATATCTGATTTATAAATATCCAAAATTGTTTCTATAATTTCGGTGTTCAAATGAATGTTCTCTTTTTCAGTGATGGTTTGAATAAAAGAATGAATTTCCTTTTTTGGCAAATGGTTGAATCGAATACATATAAATTCGTTTTGCAAGGGTTCATCGATTTTGCTAATATAATTACAAATCAAACAATAATGAACATAATTATTTGTTGTTTGTATCAAATATTTTAATGCTTGTTGTGCATTTTTTGTCATGTAATCAACTTCGTCTAAAATAACAAATTTACATCCGGATTCGAAAATATTATTGGATTTAACAAATTGATTGATATTATTACGTATAATATCGATTCCCCGTTCATCTGATGCATTGAGATGAATAATAGAACCTTTTGCTTTTTGATTGTATTTTTTTTGATATTCATTTATTAAGTTGATGATGGTAGTTGTCTTACCTGTTCCCGGGGTTCCATAAAATAATAAATTAGGGAAATATTTTTTATTTAATATATTTTGAAAGAGTTCTCGATTCATGGGATCTAATACAATATCATGAAAATTCGTTGGGCGGTATTTTTCAATCCATGGAACGGCATTTATATGATTATTGATTTGTGATGTCCCGTCTGCATCATAAACCGGTTCATTATTATTGTTCATTGTAAAATATGAAACATTCTATTTATACTATTATTTATTTTATTTCATCATCTTTTTTATTTCATCATCTTTTTTATTTCATCATCTTTTTTATTTCATCATCTTTTTTATTTCATCCTCTTTTTTATTTCATAAAAACATAATTTTTATGAAACGAAACTATCCTAAATACTCATGAATTGACATGAAAAAAATAAATACAACTGTTTATCTACGACGAGAACCACGACGACGAGAACCACGACGACGAGAACCACGACGACGAGAACCACGGCGACGACTTCGTCTACCGCCAGTTTTTGATGCACCTGGTGGTGCTGGGTGTGTTCCGCCATAACTAGAAGGTTGCATAGGTGAAGGTGGCATTATATACTGTAAATAGATATTTTTATAAATACAATGAAAATATTCCTAAACAATTGTTTTAAAACGAATAAAACAAGGGTTTTTAGTAAATGATCGTTTTTAGAACGAATAAATAAATGTCTAAACCATTTCTCTTGTAGGAACTCCCCCGCGAATCCAACCATCTAAAGCAAATTCTTCTACATTATGAGACGGATTTACCACACGTTCTTTCATTTTATCATCAACCGGATACATTGAATATACCATGAATGATTTTTCTGTAATTGTATTAATGCTCTTTTTATCACTTGCAATTTCTCCTTGTTGTAGTTGCGATTCCATTGTAATATTAAAACCACCTCTTCCTAAATAAGGAACGGTTGCAAATGGTCGTTGATTCAATTGCAATTTTTCTAAAGGTCGTTCATTTGTATTTTTCATAATCAATGAAGATTCATTGTCCACAACTCTCCCGTTTAAACCATGACCATGCGTAATACCACTAAACGAAACCATTGGTTGTTCTGTTGCAAATTTAACATATGAACCCGTGTTATCTGCATGATCCGTTAAAATATATTTCATGTATGAATTATTCGAATTGGTTTGTAAAGTATTATCAATCACATCATTTGACATGCGATCATTATTATGAAATGGATAATAATATAATGTGGATGTCATCAACCCAAGTTCTAATATAATATATGATATATATTTTTTTTCATATAGAACCAAACATTTAGTTGTGTGAACGAGATTCTTTTAGAAGAATATATTATATAATTTAAATGTCCTATGTTCAAGAAAATACCAGTAGAGTTATCCCCAAAATGGTATTTATCATTCCTTATCGAGATCGTGAAGATCAACGTAAATTTTATTTGCGTCAAATGTCCGTTGTGTTAGAAGATTATCCTAAAGAAGATTATTGTATTCGATTTATTCATCAAAACGACAAACGTGGATTTAATCGTGGGGCAATGAAAAACCTGGGGTTCATATGGGTAAAAAATACATTTCCAGATGATTATCAAAACATCACGATCGTATTTAATGACGTTGATATTATGCCGTTAAACAAGGGTTTAATCGATTATGAAACGAAACCCGGCATTGTAAAACATTTTTATGGGTTTGATTATGCACTCGGCGGAATCGTTTCTTTTAATGCGCTTGATTTTGAAAATATAAATGGGTTTCCAAATTATTGGGCATGGGGATATGAAGACAATTATATACAAATGCAAGTGTTAAAAACAAATTTAAAAATCGATCGTTCTCAATTTTATCCTATTTATGACAAAAGATTCATTTTATTACATGACACGCGAATACGCAGCGTAAATAAAACAGATTTTGAACGTTATCTTCGTAATGTAACGGAAGGTATTCAATCCATAAAAAACATCTCATATGAAGTGGATGAAAAAGAACATTACGTTCATATCAACCATTTTGACACACTTTTTCCAGAAAATGCGACCACCGCATTTAATCATGATTTAATTAATGGTGCTGCACCATTCAAACAAATGAAAAGACAAATTATTGGTAAAAGACGGGTTGCAATGCCAATGATATTGTTATAGTTGTTCTCTATTACATACAACAACACGATTTTTTACAATATTTTATACAGGATGTTTCTGTTTCAACGATTGCATTTTCAATTATTTCTAAATTAGTATCCAACAAATTCAATGAGTGTTCTATCAATTCTTCCAACTCATCTTTTAATGATTCAGGTATAGGAATTAAATCATAATCAATCAATGTAAACAAAATAAATTGAATGATCAAAAATACGGATTCTTTTTTTTTGATTTCATTCAACAAAGAATTGTTTTTAACAACATTTGTCAAAAACAAAATGAGTTCTAAAAAAGTGATGTGTGTAATTGGATACGTTTCATATTTAGTAATCAAGGATAAAATTGATGTGGAAATTTCAAAGGATGTTGCTAAAAACGTTTTTATAATAGTTAGTTCTTCCGGTGTAAGACCTTGTTTGTTGTCAATAATTGATTTTGTGAACGTTGGTAATAGGGTGGTCGTCATTATATACAATGATTTATATCTTTTTTACATGATATTTTATTATTGTAAAATATCATATTTTATTGTTTTTTGTGAAATTATTTGTAGTTTCATATGCAGGAAATGGTGTCAGAAAGTGGGATGTACGAAACTATAATTTTATTATACGGATATACGCTTGGTGACAATATTCACATCCACCACATAAATTGAATTTTCAGTCACAACAATATATTCACTACCAACCTTAAATATTTTTGAAATAGGGCTTGTATATTCCTCTTCGCTTTTCACTAATAATTTTTCATTTGTGTCTGTTTTCACACCAATCAATGCGGATTTATCGAGAGAATTTGTCCAATAATCAAACATAACCGGTTTGTCTTCCGTGACGGCCAATTTATACAAATGTTGAAGAGTAATATGTGAAGGAGAACGAAAACCATCAACCCCACTACTCGCTGGGGTCGCTGTCGCTCCCCCAGAAAAATTGGGTGCAACTGTCGTTTTTGAATCAGATTGTACCACTGGTTGAGATGGTCTTAAAGCATTATTGTTCATTAAAACGAATATAATATTTTATATATATTATTATTCTAAAAATGAACTTATAATTATTCCTAAAGAATCCGTTGATCTCTCTTCTCCCGTTTATTTTCATACAAATTAGAATTTATATTTATTGTTGTTCTACAATGTAATTTTAATTCGATCCTTTAACATTAAAAATAATTGCAACGACACTAATCCAAACCACATGAATCCTTTATACAATGGATGTTTCGAAAATAATCGCCACCTCCAAAAAATAACGGTTATCGTAATAGTCATCATACTTCCTTGGAATAAAATGAACCAATCTGTCTTTTTTCCAAAGAAAATGTCTAAATGGGGATGTGTTATTGATACCGGTTTGTGTAATTCTTCTTTGTCTTTTATTTTATTATTTTGTTTTTTTTGTTCGTGTTCTGTTTTATTATTTTGTTTAATTAAATCAAATTCATAACTGGATAAAAAACATTTGTCAAATACCATCCAATGCAATAATAAAAAACAAAAAAAGAGAACATATAAATAATCAAATTTAGAATCAAATAAAAATAAATATCCGCATAAAAATAAAGTTATCAAATAATGAAAAAATCGAACAGACATTAGAGAAAAGGATTGACATTTATCCTTTGTTGTTTCTGTATGTTCTCTTTTATTAATTTCAATACAGTTTGTTTGATAAAAAGGATCATCTATATCATATTGTTTTGATACAAGAGTGATTAAAATAGAAATTACAATCAATCCTAAAAGAGAACCCCACAATTTCATACATTCTTTTTATACAACTCTGTAAATTGTCTTATAAAATACAAATTGTAAAGTTTTATGTAATAAATCATGTGTTTTATGTGTATTATACATAATTTCATACAAAAAAACTGTTTTGTATGAAAAGAAATGACTATATACATTGTTTGATTTTATTTTTTATTGTTTGATTTTATTTTTATTTGTAAAATTTAGCAACTTTGTTTTCAAATTTACCAATTTCAATAGACAAATCTTCATTAAAAATGACACCGTTTGTTTCGTCGGTTGTGTAATATTCGATGCCATTAATAACCACCGCAAATACTTCTTCACCTTCTTCTTCTTCTGCAACCTCTTCCGTTGTTTCTTCAACCACCTCTTCCTCTGTCTCTTCTCCAACGGGTTCTTCGACAACCTCTTTTTCTGTTGTTTCTTCAAGAGGTTCTTCAACCACATCTTCCTCTGTCTCTTCGACAACCACTTCCTCTGTCTCTTCGACAACCACCTCTTCGGCTGTTTCTTCAAGAGGTTCTTCAACTGTCTCTTCGACAACCTCTTCCTCTGTTGTTTCTTCAACGGGTTCTTCTTTTGTTGTTTTTTCAACGGGTTCTTCTTCTGTTGTTTCTTCAACGGGTTCTTGGATTATTTTATCAAGAACCTCTACTTTGATATTATTATTTAAAACAGGTTCATCGTTCAACGTATCATTCACAATATCAACCGGTTGAGATATTGCCTTTGTTCTGTTTTCAAGTCTTTCTATTGTCATTGGTTTATTTGTAGTAGGTTCTTCTTTGATATAAATCAACGGTCGTTTCAGGGGTTCTCTACTATTTGATAATTCGGCGTGTGTTTGTGTTTGTGTCTCACAATATTTTTTAGTTTGTGCCGGTTTCTTTCTTAACGGAACCAATTTAGAACCGGACTTTCGATAATGTATTTGAGAAGAATTATTATTTTTACTTTCCAAAACAAACAACATCATCTTTCGATTTTGTTTTTCTAAAATAGAAATCTCTTTAATCAATTTCTTTACTAACGGAGAACCACATAAATAATCATATTGTTCTTTATAAACAGAAAATTGTGCAAACTCATCACGAATAGATTGAAGTAATGTTTCACTCATGACTTTTTAATTGTTTTTATAAATCAAACAATGACAATATGAAATAATACATTGAATATTCTTTATATTTGTTTACAATGTCAACAAGAACCAACCAAAAAACCACCAAAAAACCACCAAATTCAACACTTGAATGTTTCACGAATAATACTTTGTTTGGCTATTTCGACCGTTTTATCTGTTTGACGTTTTACTTTATAACCATCATTCGTTGTGTGTTTTTCCATTTTTTTATTTTCATTTTCATTGGGTTTTTTATATTCTCTAATATAATGCAACCCCACATCTTCATAATCTTCATGTAATTCGGGAAAAAGACGGGTCAATGGTTTTTCTAAAACAATCAACGTATGTTCTGTTTTTAATAATTTGCGATATTCTTGTATTGTCATATTTCCATAGAATTTATCTAATAAATAAAAAGGATTGGGTGCCGGTTTAATATTTTTTTTATAATCATAAATACCCGAATACATTTTATTCAATAAATGATATCTTTCAAATTTAGTGGAATCATCAATGTTCTCTTTCATTAAATAAGCAACCGCACATTCTGGACGACAAAAAGAACCATAACCTATTATATTATCATCGTTTTCATAACGGGGTATATAACACGCCGGATTATCAAAATCATAAGTACACCAAAAACAGGCGGCTTTTTTGTCTAAAGGAATGTTTTTATAAAATAATATTTTAAGGTTCTTTAATTTACGTGCAATATCTTTATTATTCAAATCTTCGGTTGCATGTTGTTGTTCTCTTTTTTTACAAAGAGAACATTGTGTTTCTATTTTTGTCAATAATCTTTCGGGTTGTTTGGCCGGTTTTTGGAAAAAACAATCTGTTTCATTTATAATGGGTGCATTGTTTTTTCCATCATCGGTTTGTGATAACAATATATCATTTTTTTCTAAAACAGAACCTGTTATTACCGTGGTTGTTTCGTCAAAATTATTCAGGTCGTAATGATATGAATCATTGTTATAAGCAATGTCGTTTTCATTAAAATAATTGATTTTGTTGGGTGTTTCTTTTTCTATGGTTGAATTATTGCTAAAAGAATTGTATTTTTCATTATATAAATTGGATGAATACGGAAATAATTTTGAATGATTGTTATATGTCAAAATATTTGGCGGTATTTCCGGATTATATTTATTTGGATTAAAAACATATTGAGACAAACGTTCATTATGTTCATTCAAATCATTTATAGAACATTTTAAATGTAAAATAATATTCACAATGATTTTGTTTTCACTGTTTTTTTCGGGTTCTCTTATTTTTATTTTGCCACCTTTGGGTTTTCTTCCACGTTTTTTTAGAGAATCTAAATCGAAATCATCTATACCCATTTGGGTGTGTTCTAATAATGAATGAATGTTTTCTTTCATTTTTTAAAAAAAGAATATACATTTGAAAGGGTGATACTTTTTATATTCTTTACTTGGTGTCCTGTTGCCACTATTGTGGAATACGGGGAAAGCGGGTATTGGCATGATTTGTCTTGATGTCATGATAAAATCCATTGTATTTATTGTATCATACGAATTATTGCAATAAACAAATATTTTTGGCAAAAAGAAAAAAACTTTCTAAATAAAAAACTTCCTAAATAAAAACCATTCCCCTTAAAAAAACTATCCCCCAAAAAAATATAAAAAATACTATATAAGAACTTTAGGTAAAATGGCAGAAACCTCCGCCATCTCATTTGTAGAACCTTTATTACGCCCCGACAATGCAAGATACGTCATGTTTCCAATCAAGGATAATGCTATATGGTCAATGTATAAAAAACAAGTGGATAGTTTTTGGGTGGTTGGTGAAGTTGACACATCAAAAGATTTAGCGGACTGGGAACGTCTATCAAAAGATGAAAAATATTTTATTTCAATGGTTCTTGCCTTTTTTAGTTCAAGTGATGGAATTGTCAATGAGAACTTATCTTGTCGTTTTATGAATGAGGTTCAATTAGCGGAAGCCCGGGCATTCTACGGGTATCAAATAATGATTGAAAATATACATAATGAAATGTATAGCACTCTGATTGACACATATATCAAAGATGCCGATGAAAAAGATCGTTTGTTCACAGCAATTGATACTATTCCGTGCATTCAAAAAAAGGCAAATTGGGCGAAAAAATGGATTTCTGACAATCGTTCATCCTTTGCATCCCGTTTGGTTGCGTTTGCAGTGGTTGAAGGAATCTTTTTTAGTAGTGCATTTGCATCTATTTTTTGGTTGAAAAAGCGGGGCATTTTGCCGGGGCTTACGTTCTCAAATGAATTGATTTCACGGGATGAAGCGGATCACACTAAATTTGCCATATTATTATATAGTAAATTACAACGAAAATTGACTAAAAAACGTATTCATGAAATTATTATTGAGGCGGTTGAAATTGAAAAAGAATACATTACAGAATCGATTCCTTGCCGTATGATAGGAATGAATCAAGATTTGATGAAACAATACATTGAATTTGTTGCCGATCGATTGGTTTTACAATTAGGATATGATAAAATATTCAATTCGAAAAACCCGTTTGATTTTATGGAAATGATTTCGATTGAAGGCAAAACGAATTTCTTTGAAAAACGGGTGAGTGAATATGCATTGGCATCAAAAACAAAAGATGATGATATTTTTGATTTAGGAGCGGAATTTTAATTTAGGGCCAACCCAAACGTTTTATTTAGGCGATTTAGCGATTTAGGCGATAATTGAATAAAATTGATTTTGATTTGTTCTATTTAATCAAATCACACATTTATTATTTCAAGAATCTATTTACGATTTTATATTTATCATGGACCTTTTAGAATATTTAGAAAGTTCTTCCGGAAATAATGCATTTATTGCAACCAGTATAAATACAGAAGAAGAAAACGGGTATGAAAGCGGTTTGACGGATCAAGAAATGGAACCGGCTAATGAAAACAATTATCAAGAACAAGACACAGAACAAAACACAGAACAAAACACCGATGAAGAAACAGAACAAGACACCGATGAAGAAACAGAACAAGACACCGATGATGATTATTACAATGAAGATATAGAATATGAATATGAACCACTTGATCACACGGCGAATTTAATGGAGAACACATTTTATGATTCTTATTTTCATGAAATTTATCAAGTTGATAATGAATATTTGAATACAGAAAAACAAACTGGACAATATATCATTGGATTTTGTTCGGGAATTTTAGAAAATGATCTTCATTTTACAATGACCCCTTTAAATGCATTGCCACAATATTGTTCTGGAATATCATGTGCATCGTTTTTACGATACCCTTTTAAAAAAGTATACCAATACTTGTTTATGAATTCATGTATCATGACAATCAAACCAAAAATCGAAATAATCAAACTTTATATTAATCCCGAATATTATTATGTGGCCATTTTAAAAACAGTTTGGTTGAGAATTGTTCAACGAACATGGAAAAAAATATATAAAAAAAGAGAACTAATAAATAACAAACGATTGCTAATTTCATCACAATTGCATTTTAGAATATATGGAAAATATCCACAAGGGTTGTGTGTTTTACCCACGATACATGGAATGATAAAAAGATAATTTAGGGATATTTTATTTTGTATATTTGTTGTTTTTGTTGTGTTGTTTTTGTTGTTTTTGTTGTGTTGTGTTTTTTGTTTTATCTAAATAAATGGAATTTACATGAATTCTTTTTTATTGGTTCTAAAATTTGCTTTTATACAATTTCATACAAACACCAAATTTTTGTATGAAAAGAACCCCCTAAAGAACATCAACAAATATCCACATATAAAATATTATATGGAATATTATATTGTTTGCACCACTGCGTAGATTTCTTCACATTATTTTTTATAAAATAAGGAATGTTTTCTTGAATAAACGGGGTGTTCTCATTAAAATAATGTTTATTTGATTCAATCCCCCGTTTAGCTAAATCATTTGTTTGTTGGGATCGTCGTTTTATCAAATTCGGATTATTTTCAATCAAAGAAATTGTATTATAAATGTTCTCTATTTGTTGTTGTGCAAAAATACAATTCATTTCTTCTAAATTTGTCATGAACAGGTTGGACAAGGGTATATTTAAGAACCGGGCGATTGGTTTTTGAAAGGGAGATTCACTCATTTTTTGAAAACATCGATAAAAGAACGGAAAATAATCTGTATTAGAAGAAAATAGGAAATTTTTACAAACAATGTATTTTTCCGAATTTGCATAACGGCTGGTTTCCGGTTTACACAAATACGTATTTTCATAAAACGATGATAATAAATACAAAATGTCAAGTGTATGCAACATGAAACAATCAAACACTTTAAGAATAAATGTCCCCCCCTTTTTTTGCATGCAAACCGCAAAGGCAATTTGTGAAAATAATAAACGAATAATATGTGTTTCTTGAGAATTAAAATCAAACGAAAAATCAAATCCCCCATCGGCTGTAATAAAATCCATCGAATTGCCGTATTTTTCAACACAGCCAACAAAATTACAAAGATGCAAAATATTCCCGGTTTTATCCACCCCGTTTTCAATAAAGACATTATTACAATATTTTTTTAGAAACCCGTCGCTCTTTTTCCACGATGGAACATTGCCGTCCTTTTCATCCACAATCGTCATACCAATGTATTTATCAAATGGATTATTTCGCAATTCTAATAATGCCTGTATAAATCCACCCGGTCCTTCCGCTAAATGAAACGTTCGTATTGGCGTAGAAATTGTATTCATATCTTCAAATTGGTTTGTTTCAATACCCCGATTTGAATAACAAAAGGAATATTTTGTACGAAAAGGGTGTGATTGTCTTGTATTCGATTTTATATTTGTAAATTCATGTTCTGTTTTGTCTTCCTCATTATCCTCGAATTGATTGGTATTTTCATATAAATAATAATTCGTCCTATTCATCACACCGGATGGACGTGCAAATGATTTGGATTGTATCAGCGGTTTTGTCATGAAATTCAACAAATCAAATGAATGAATCATTTCAACCATTTTGAAATAAGAACGGGACAATGGTTTCCATTTAGAAACACTTTTTTTTTAATAGGAACAATCGAATGAATATATTCATATGGATTTGTATATTTTTTATACACGTCCCATTCATTCGGATATTGTTCAATGCGTTCTTTTATATTTAATAAATAATAAGAGACCGAATTTGAAATATAACACGGCATGTTCTCATTTGAATCGATTGAATGGCATTCTATGTATTCTATGTTTTTATAACTAAATAAATAGGTTCGTGGTAATAAAAAATATATCATTTCTTTTTATTGAAAATTATACCAAAACTAAATATTATATTTAACCCGATTATATATTTAACCCTTTTACAAATGAGTCATCAAAATAAAATATATACACGTATTATATAATTAAAATGAACGAAGGCATGAAAACTCTTTTAGGAATAATGTTTTTTTATTCTTTATTGACCTTTTTCCTGTTCCCATTTATTGCATACCATTTTTACAAGGTGAATGGAATCATGTATGGCATGATAGTAGGCGCTGTGGTATCCATCGTGCTATGGGATACCTACGGTAAAAAGATGGTGCGTATTTAACGCCCCCCCCTGCTTTCACTTTCTCAACTTTCTTTCCGAATAGGTTGGAATCAAAATATAATTTCATACAAAATAGGTTGGGTTTTGTATGAAACCAAATGAAAAAATATTTTTAATGACAATACAATGTATAGATGTCGTTTTCCACAATCAATTCATTTAATAGCATATTTTTTAAAAATTCACAGACGTATTACCCACCACCTTCAAATTTGGCGTTTGATACAAGCAATCAATTGTTTACTTTTACAAAACCAAAAACAAACACCAATATGCCGGTGGTATATTACAATGTGTTTTTAAATGGCGGGTTTGACCTTTCTTTTTCATATGCATTGATCGGAAATGTTGTGCCGACATTGACAAACACATACGGAAATATGTATTCAGACAATATCTTGTTGAATGGAATATATAATGTTTCAAGTTCGACCACATCCATCAATGGGAATGGAAACATATATCAATCGTTTAATTCATCGGGAAGTAATTATTGGTATGTTAGTAATACAGGTCTTACAAATACAACTTTGGTGGATACGACGACTGTTTCGGGTGAATGGTTGCAAATTAAATTACCGTGTCGATTAAAAATGACATCGTTTCAAACAGTGGGTGTTTTTAATTCACCCTCATCATTTATCCTTGCAGGATCTAATACTGGAACTACATGGGATAAACTGTTAAATTATAATGTGATAAATGTTGTTGGAGGCACATCCTATTCCATTGGATCAACCACGTATGTGAAATTTACGGGTTCGGGAACAATAAGATCTGCCATTCCATTACAAGCAAATATTATATTAGTGGCTGGTGGTGGTAGTGGCGGTGGCGGTATATTTGGTGCGCCGGGTGGCGGTGGTGGTGCCGGCGGTGTTGCCTATGGAAATATAGACTTGCAATCAAATTTTATTTACAATATAAATATTGGTGTTGGTGGAAGTGGATATTTGATAAACAAATTAGGGTCTACCGGGGGGAATACTTATATAAATGAATTGAGTGCAAATTATTTTGTATATGGTGGTGGTGGTGGCGGTAGTGCTGATGCTTATTATGCTCAAGGCTGGGATGGTGGTTGTGGGGGGGGTACAATAGGTGGTTCTTACGTTTTTATTACTGGTGCTGTTGGTGGTGGTGTATTATTAAAAGGACCATACAACAAATTATCTTATTTGAGTAATGTTGGTGGGTATTACGGCGGTGGTGGTGCAGGTGGTCCTGGTAGTAATATTTCAACCGGCGGTGGTGGTTCAGGATATAAATGGATTGATGGCAATACAGTTTCGATTGGTGGTAATACAGGCAGTACTTCTGTTAATACGAATGGTGCAAATTCTACAGTTTATGGTGGTGGTGGTGGTGGTGGTAGTAGCAACTCCAATAATCCAGGCGGTAATGGTGGCAATGGTTCACCAGGTGTCGCAATATTTGCTTTTAACACTTCGTCTATAATACAATCTATATCTGGATTCATAAACCAACCAATAGTCACAAGTAATTCATACGCATATTATCGTATCATATGCACAGCACCCCTAACTGGAAATGTTGCCTTGTCTCAAATTAATTTCACCGGTGTGCCCGACTCATTTTCTTTACCAAATGTAAATGGAAATACATATACTGTCAACGCAAATTATGGTCCAAACAGAGAGTCTTCTAAATCAAATAGCGTAACGGCGGTATTAACTGTTCCAACGATTTCAAGCATTTACTATTATACATTGAACGGTTATATCAGATTTCAAATTAACTCTGTACCACCAACAAATGCATTGCCTTATAATATAAATAATGTAATAATAACACCAATGCCTTCACCCAGTCCACGTTTTTTTTATGCTTCTAATGCAATCACATTGTATGACGGCGGTTTTTTAGGGGACACTAGCTATAATTTTAGTTTGAATGCATCGTATGATTCAGCGGGAAATTCTGCTTTTTCTCCAATTATTACCTCAAGATACACAATGTCTGTTCCAACGATTTCAACCATCACAAATTCTCTTCTTGGAGGGAATATAGTGTTTTCAATTAATTCAGTACTACCAACGGGCGCATCAAACTATACATTAACCAACGTAAATATATCACCTGCCCCATCACCCACCCCATTGTTTTCCTATTCTTCCAATGTAATTACACTTAACGGTGGATTTTTAGGGGACACCAGTTATAATTTTAGGTTGAATGCATCGTATGGTTTCGGTGGAAATTCTGCTTTTTCTCCAATTATTACCTCAAGATACACACTGACTGTTCCAACGATTTCGACAAGCACTTACGCTGATATAGATACCGGTTATATTAGATTTCAAATTTACTCTGTACCACCAACGGGTGCATTGCCTTATAATATAAATAATGTAATGATAACACCAATGCCTTCACCCCCCCCACTTTATTATTTATATCTTTCTAATGCAATAACATTATATAATGGCGGATTTTTAGGGGACACTAGCTATAATTTTAGTTTGAATGCATCGTATGGTTCAGCGGGAAATTCTGCTTTTTCTCCAATTATTACCTCAAGATACACACTGACTGTTCCAACGATTTCATCTATTACAAGTTCTAGAATTGGTGGAAATATTGTGTTTTCATTTACGTCTGCTTTACCAACGGGGGCATCAAACTATACATTAACCAACGTAAATATATCACCTGCCCCATCACCCACCCCATTGTTTTCCTATTCTTCCAATATAATTACACTTAATAGCGGGTTTTTAGGGGACACCAGTTATAATTTTAGTTTGAATGCATCGTATGGTTCATTTGGCAATTCAGCTTATTCAAATATTTCAATAGGTCGTTATGTTTCAGGAACTGTATTTGGTAGTATTGTTGCAGTAAAATATTACCCATTTAAAACAGATATGTTGAATTATGCGTCAGGTTTGGGTGTTTCTGATTTAACATTTATAACACCTACAACAGGAGGACAATCATCATCGAGCGGGCTTTATCCGCAATCCTTAGCTACTTCATACACTCACCCAGTATCTATTTTTGAAAACTCTCTTTATAATAGTTCAGAAGCATATAACAAATCAAGCAACAATCTTTTGCCTATTACACAAGAAATACCATATTTAAATTCAACTGTAAATATGACAACTAATGGATTTACCGTTTGTTTTTGGTTTAAAACATCAACCGCTCAAACAACCGCAGCTGCTTTTTCAATTGCAAATCAAAACTTTCCTTATAAAACCCCAACCGGAACGGTTAATTTTAGATATTTTGGATACGTAATTAGGGGAGGTTCAAATAATAGAATATCAACAACATATTCGCGTGATGGAAATTTGACTGATCTTACTATACCAACTACCACATATGTCAATAATGTTTATACTCATTATGCAATAACCATATCTAGCACAGGAAATGAAAAATACTATGTAAATGCGGTTAAAGATACAACTGTAAATAAAATAATACCATCTTTTGATTCTTCGAATATCAATACTTATAATTTACAATTTTTTGTAGGGTGTACAGCACCGAATGACTACTATAATAATCCATGGATATGTAATATAAAGGAATTCTATATATATAATGGGGAATTATCACAGAGCAATATTACAGATTTATACAATAAATCAATATGAAAATGATAAAACAAAAATTTCATACAATTATGTTCTCTTTATTTTACCTCACTTATTTTCATAAAAAAACCAAAAAGAATATGTGTTCAATATATAAAACAAACCAAGCAAATGAATCGAGACATTGTTTTACCAAAATCATCTTTAGGATATAATTCAAACAACGTGTATCCATTTTATCCGCCATTAATGTCGGATGGACGAGCACTTGTTGCAACGGACCAAAGTGAAACTATTTTGAACAATGATTTGTTGAAAACGGCGGGGGTAAAAACCAATTGGGATTATCGCAAATTTCTCACAGACAATTCTTTAGAAATAGAACGAATCAATCGATACGAAGCATTTAATGATGTTGGATATTACAAACGATTTGCTTCTGTTTCTTCTCAAACACCAGAATCACAAAATGATTCCTTTCAAGAAAAGAGAACCTACGGACAAGACCCGAATTTACAAGAATTATACATGTCGAGACAAGAACTAAATTCGCAAATATTTGCTCCGACTGTCACAGATGAATATTTACGAAATTTATCAAAATATTAATTTATTTGGTTGTTTTCATTTTGTTTTCATTTTGTTTTCATTTCATATAAAACAATTTATCAAACTATTTTCATTTGACAAAAACGCTTATATATAAACTATAATATATGAAAAGAGAACAAATATACAAACTCATTCCAATATTTCTCCTTTTTTTCCTTTTTATAAAAACCAAAGAATTTGTTCTTTATAGTAATACTATTTTAGGCAAATTATTTGCAATGATTATACTTTTATTTTATGCAAAACAAGACATTATGTTGGGGGTTTTAGTTTGTTTTATTATTGCCATTTATTATCAAACAATCTTCCTTTATTCTTCTGATATAGTGTCTCCGGTCATATAATTACACTTATGTATAGAGATAAAATTATATGAAATCATGCAGCCATAACACATGCACAAATAAACACACAAAAATCATATAAAATCATGCACACATAACAGATGAACATCATATAAAATCACATGTAATAATTTTCAACAAGCCTTTCCAGAACATGGTGCGATTATTGAAAAAGAATTGAAATGTTGTAATATAGTAAACAAAATAATTATATTACAACAAATGTCCATGGATCATTTATTACAAATGATATTACCAAAACGAATAAAACGAATCGGGTTTGAAGATGTCAAAAAAATGATTCCGTCTTCTTCTCTTTCCTTTCAACAAAATACATGTTTTATCAACACATTGTCCTCCAATGAACAATCCTGTTTGATTCTTGGAACGATTCCTTATTTAGAAGAAGAATCCACCATAAATCACATATTAGAACATCAAAATAGTTCATCTTATCGATTTGTTGTATATGGAAAACATTGTAATGACGAATCGAGTGAAAAAAAATGCAGACAATTGCTGTCGTTTGGTTGTGAACATATATATTTATACACCGGTGGTTTATTTGAATGGTTGTTATTACAAGATATTTATGGAAAAACCGAATTTCCAACTACTAAACAAGTCATCGATATTTTACAATATCGTCCGCAAATCGTTTTGTGATGATTGATTGCCCGTATTTGCAATCCTTTTCATTTTTGTTTTTGTTTTTATTTTTGTTTTTGTTTTTGTTTTTGTTTTTGTTTTCATTTTTGTTTTTATTTTCATGAAACCAATTATGGAGTTCATAAAACGATGAATTTTAAGAAATTTACCGAAAAAATTGATATAAAATGATAGGAATAATTACAAGTAGCCATAATGTTTACTTATTACAGAGACGAATATAAAGAAATGTCTTATCCAAAAAATGAAACCACACAACCACGTGAAATCAAATTTATTTCAATAGAAGGAAATATTGGTGCGGGTAAATCAACCCTTTTAAGAAAAATGAATGATTACATCAATGAATATGATATTAATAAAGATGAACACATTGTCTTTTTAAAAGAACCCGTGGATATATGGGAATCAATTACCGATGACAACGGAAAAAACATGTTGGAATTATTTTATGAAAACCCGTCCAAATATGCCTTTTTATTCCAAACAATGGTTTATGCAACACAAACAAAATTGATTCATGAAACGATTGAACAAAATCCCACATGCACCATTATTATAAGTGAACGTTCTCTTGATGCGGGGCATCATTTGTTCACTAAAATGTTGCATGCCGATGGTTTTATGACAAATTTGGAATATAAAATATATCAACAATTGGTTGCGACGGAACAAACCAAGCATACTTTTTCAAACGGAAATTATATTTTAAAACAATCAAACATGGTTCTCTTTTTAGACATTGAACCCGAAATATGTATTGAAAGAATAAACAAACGTTCAAGAATAGGGGAGGATGCTATTCAATTGGATTATTTAAAAAAATGTGATTTGTTTTATCGAAAATGGTTGTTAGAAGGAGAAGGGCGAATGTTTCCAAAAGAAAATGTCATCCAGGTGTTTGATAATAAAGACGTGATTAAAATAACAAATTCATTATTGTTTAGATAAATAAAAATGTTTGTTGCGGTTGTTTGTTGCGTTTTTGTGCCAACTGATTTGATAAAATAATAATAATTCATATAATTTCATAAAAAAGAACATTTTTTTATGAAATAAACGGTAAAACAACGAATCAAGTGAATTTCACAACAACGCTAATTTCTTCTTTTTTGATGCATTTACAAGCGGACACAGAAAGTTCTTCTCTCTTTTTTCGTGTTTTATTGTTTAACATAGGATTTAATTCATCCGATGAAATGGAAGAAATAGAATAATTAGTGGAAGAAGTGGAGGAGGAATAGGTTGCCGAACTTTCACTGTTGTTTGACTTTTTTTTAGAGGTGCTATTACGAAGATTCATATCATATTCTATATCTTTGTAATTTTCTTCAATATAATCGATGACCAAATTTTCAATTGCCCATTTAAAAAAGTTCAATTGACCAATGGTTGTTTCGATATATTTATTTTGTTGAAGTGGAATCATGGTGCGTTCCCAACGACAAAATGGGTCAAATCGTTTTTTTGAATATGCCTTTAATTTTAATTTGTAATCATTATACACTTTAAATCGTGATGCATCGGGTAAATCGTAAATAATATAATGTTTTTTTGCGTAATTGGTGACAAACCAATCGACAATTCTCAATGATATTTTAGAATCTCCGTTAATAATTAATATCATTCTATTTAATTTTTCATTTTCTGTATAAAAATCAATCATACTGTTCATCAAGAGTCTGTTTTGTGAATTTATGAGAGAACATTTGTTGTTCTCTTCGTAAAACCGGTCCTTGTCGAGAATATATTCATCGGAATCAATTAATACACGTTGATCGCGTGTTTTTCGTTGAGGTTTTTCATGGGTCTTTTCTTGGGTTTTTTCTGTTGGTATTGCAATAGATGATTCTTCCGCCGTTTCTATAAAATTATCATATAATGTGGGTGGGTGTTCATTTTTATAATATAAAGCAATCGACATTTTTCTTCGTTTATTAAAGATGATTAAACCTTTTCTTTAAGTCATTTATTTCTTTTAGAAAAAGAAATGATAGAAAACACAAATGCTATTTCTTTTAGAAAAAGAAATGATAGAAAACACAAATGCCCCGTAGGGGCATAAACCAATGTGGTTCTGTTTTTGTGGTGGTTCTGTTTTTGTGGTGGTTCTGTTTTTGTGATGGTTCTGTTTTTGTGATGGTTCTGTTTTTATTATCCTTTATTTCAGAACAATTATTTGACAATTATTTGACAATTATTTGACAATTATTTTAGAACAATTATTTGACAATTATTCAACAATTATTTGACAATTATTCAACAATTATTACCAAAGGTTCTCAAAAAACAAAACGAAATATATATAAAATATATTCACAAAATGTCTTTTCAACCTGCAACCTCCATAAAACGATCTGACCCAATATGGAAGTTTTCCAATCCAAACGTTGTTCAAAAACGGGCAAAGCAATATTTAGGAAAAAACGCCAAGGTTTACCGTTCCACCCGTAAAAACAAAAAATATATGATTGAAGATCCAAATCATCATCTTGTTTCGTTTGGTCAAATGCAATATGAGGATTATACAAAACACAAGAACAAACGCCGTCGTCATAATTATTTAACGCGCAGTGCAAAAATCAAAGGAAATTGGAAAAAAAACAAATATTCACCAAATAATTTATCAAGAAAAATATTGTGGTAATGTATTTATTGTCAATTTGCACTATCTGATTCTATAAATGATTCTACAAATGGTGTTTATTGTAAAATAATGACCTGCATATATGCAGTCAATAAAATAGTATTGAAACTATAGACATACCCTAAAAAATTGATTTGAAACCATATAAATCTATGAATATAGTATATTATAACGATGAATGCAACATTACTTTTTACAATGAATGCAATTAATAATAATGAAAATATGCGAAATGAAAACACGTTTACGCCGGTAAGTGAAACTGAAACTGAAACTGAAAATGAAAATGAAAACGAAATAAATTCTTCGTCTCCTTCTCCTTCTAATGAGAACAAAACCGATGCTCACGAAACACCCGATGAACAACCGGTTTCTTTAAAAATAACAAAAAAGAACACTAAGAAAATATCTATAAAAACATCCAATTCATTTGACGATTTCTTACGTTCTCATGCAATTACCAAAGAACAAAAAAAGAACATACTTTCAACAAACACCCGTATAGCGGGAACCAACGAAAATAATGAAACCATTTACGGTGGTAATTTTCATATTCCGGACAGTGAATATAAGACATTTTTAGATTTATATTTTCACACAATATTCAACAAAAAAGACTCGTATTTAACAGAAGCCCAGTTAGAAAACGAAGGACCTATTTTAATTGACATTGATTTGCGTTTTGCATTTGACACAACAGAGCGTCAATACACGAAAGACCATTTGGAAGATATTATCGAAGGGTATTTGGAAGTCCTTGCCCAGATTTATGAAATGGATTCCAGTATCGCCTTTTCCATTTTCATTTTCGAAAAACCAACGATTGTTCACGACCAAGAAAAAAAGATCACAAAAGACGGTATTCACATTATTATTGGCATCAAATGCGAACACACAACCCAACAATGGATTCGATTAAAAATGAAAACTATATTTGAAGAAAAATGGGGCGATTTGCCGATAACCAATACATGGGACGAAGTCCTTGATCATGGTATTTCTATTGGAAACATAAATTGGCAACTCACGGGGTCAAAGAAACCCAAAAATATTAAATATGAATTATCACTCGCCTATAATGTCGTGTTTGACGAAGAAAAAGAACAATTGATTAAAACGGAAATCGATGTCGCAGAGTTTCTAATCATGCCCACTAATTTCCATAGATTGTCCGCACGGTATAGAGAACATCCAGTATTTCTTTTAAAAGATTCTTTTGTAGAAAAACGAAAGAAAAAAATTGAATCCGGTGAAATCGTTTTAGCAAAAAAAAAACAGGCCGATGGAGGTAATAATGAAAATGATGGAAATCACGCGGCGGCGGTGGTGGGTGGTGGTGGTGGCGGTGGTGGCGGTGGCGAAATGCCCAGAGCAATAATTCAAACGATAGCCATTTCTAACTATATGGATACGTCCGTTTGTTGTATGAATTTATTACCCATGTTATTTGAAACCCGAAACAAAGAAGAGTTTGATGTTCTACTAAAAGCATTCATTGACAGACATAAAAACTCTACGAATAAACAGGATATTGAAATTGTCGAATCCTATGAATTTACAATGTCCTTGCCCGAACCTTATTATACAGAATACTCCAAATGGATTCGCGTTGGATGGGCATTGCGCAATATAAGCGATAAACTGTTTTTCGTGTGGTTTGCTTTTAGTTTACAATGTTCTTCAAAATGTCAAATGAATGATATGAAGGATTCGTATGATAAATGGTGTGGTTTTAGCGACAATCCACAAGGACTTACAAAACGCTCCATCATGCACTGGTCAAAAATGGATGCCCGTGAAAAATATGACAATATCATTAAAAATAGCATCGAGTCTGCAATGGAATTAACACTCAAGGTTTCTACTGATCCGGAAGATAAATCGATGGACCGGGGGGTGGCAGATTTTGATTTGGCGAGTGTTCTCTATCAACTGTTCAAAGATCGATTTGTTTGCGTGGGAATAAAAAGCAATGTGTGGTTTGAATACACAAAGCATCGATGGGTGGAAAACGATTCCGGCACAACATTGCGATTGGCAATTTCGAGGGATATGCGGGACGTTTATCAACAAAAAAACAGTTATTATATGGATAGATACACCAAATTAAAAACAGGCCACGCTTCAACTTCTCAAATGTCGGATGAAGAAAAAATACGTGAACAGCATATTAGTAAGAGAAAAACGGTTCGTATCAATGATATTTTGATGCGTCTTGGTCGCACTAACGACAAAAAAAACATCATGACAGAAGCCAAAGAGTTATTTCACGACCCCGAATTTATGGCAAAATTAGATACAAACCCATATTTACTTTGTTTCAAAAACGGGGTTGTCGATTTCAAAAACAAGGTCTTTCGAAATGGCTTACCTGAAGATTATGTATCAAGAACAACGAAAATCGATTATATTGAAACCTTAAACACCACCACACACCCTGCTATTTTCGCCGAAATCACCGACTTTATGCAAAAACTGTTTCCTATAAAAGAATTACATGATTATATGTGGGAACATTTGGCGTCAACTCTCATCGGCACATCTACTAATCAAACGTTCAACATGTATATTGGGGTTGGACAAAACGGCAAATCCGTATTGGTAAGTCTTATGGAATCCGTGTTGGGAGATTATAAAGGCGATGTTCCGCTCTCTTTAGTCACCGACAAACGAACAAAAATAGGCGGACTTGCCCCCGAAACGGTGGCATTGCGTGGAATACGTTATGCCGTTATGCAAGAACCATCAAAAGGCGACCGTATCAATGAAGGTGTTATGAAACAATTAACCAGCGGTATTGACCCCATACAAGCCAGAGCACCATACATGACAAGTGCTATAACATTCATTCCACAATTTAAATTGGTGGTTTGTTCCAACGAATTTATGGAAATCAAGAGCCAAGATCACGGAACCTGGCGACGCATCCGCGTGGTCGATTTCATGTCATTATTTGTTGAAAAACCCGTGCAAAATGATCGTGAAAAACCGTATCAATTTCTATTAGACAAATCAATCAAGGAAAAATTTGTTTATTGGAAAGAAGTTTTTGCACATATGTTGGTAAAAAAAGCGTATGAAACGGATGGCATTGTAAAAGACTGTTCTATTGTCATGAAATCAAGTAATTCTTATCGCGAAAATCAAGATTACATTGCCGAATTTGTATCCGATCGTATTTTGGAGAAACCGGGGGGAACTATCGCAAAAACAGAACTCACCGCTGAATTTAAAAATTGGTATCTGGGTTCTTATGGCACGAATCCGCCCAGTCCAAAAGAAATACAATTGTATATGGATCGTAAATACGGTGCCTATAAATTGAATAAATGTTGGACGAATGTGGTCATTAATTATCAATCGGATTCCATGAAAATGTTTCAAGGGGATGACGATGATGACGAAGAGGTTGAGGATGAGGGTATCGAAGCGAGTGGATAATTTATATATTTATGCAGACCTTTTTGGAAAGACCCAGGCATTTGTTTCATATAAAACAAATAATTTTGTATGAAAAATAAACGGAATGACAGGCATCAATATATATTTTTCAAAAAAACGTTGGATACAATGCCAGAATATAAAAAGGATAATACCCAAATAATTAATTCTTCTATAAATCCAATTAAAAATGGAAACACTAAATAACCTAAAATAGATAATCCATATTTTTTTATTCCTTGAAACCCCGTTTTTTCTTTGAAAAACGATTTAAATATTATAAAACCAACAAAAATAAAATAAATGAGATAATAAAAATAAAACAAATAAGAATAGAACCATTGAATTTTTTGAGATTGATCATTTTTATAATTTGCCACGCGTTCTGTAATGCCATTTTTAGGAATTTTATAATATTGAGTTTGAATGTTAGTGTTTAACATATTAATCTCGTTAGATACTTCATTTGTACAGTTATAATTACCACTAGTATCTACTGCGTTTGCACAAGTATTGTATGAGGTTGTTGATGTTTTTTGACACGTATTTTTAATAATACAATCATTATATTTTTTATTAATATTATTTAGTTGAATATAATTAAAATCATCAACTGATTTCAATAAATTCAAATTATTTTTATCATCAATCGTCATTTATTATCTTAAAATTGATTATATTATATGATAATATATAATATAATTTTATGATAATATATCATCATGACTAAACGCGATGGGCGTGTTATTATAAATGAAACTCAATAACAATTTGTGCTTATAATAATAGATCACTATAAAAATAAATTGAATAACAAGAAATGTACCAAAAGAAGAACATTTACAATACGCGTTGCTCTAAAACAGAATATTTTGATGGTTCTGTATCTGTAATAGTAAAAAACTCTTTTAGTTTGGTTCCGGTAGATACACTGGTCTTTTGTGCAAATTGAACATTTATTTTGGAATATTAGAAGGAATATCCAATTCATCATAATTCATTTTACTTCGTTGTTGTATATAAAATATTTTTATCGCAATAAATAAAAGTAAAAAGGCAAATAAATTAACATATAATAAATCCATTACTATATCGGGAATAAATGGAAAGAACATTCTTAGTAAATAAAAAAAACAAAATATAATCAATGCAATAAAAACATAGAAAACCAACCAAAGATAATCGGCTTGTCTTTTACGATAACTTTCATTAAAGGCAATCATTCGTTTGTTCGAATTTTGATCATTGTTCAGTTTGTCTTGTTTTACCAAGAGCAAATCGTTCAAATATTTTGTGACAGCGCCTGTATTTCCATCCAAATTGGTAGTATCTACATCCCCAAATAAAGCAGACATTCTATTTTATATTATCCATAGAAATAATATAACTTCTAAATCATTATCTTTTGGTGCTAATATACACACCAAAAATCAAAAAACATACAGCCGCGAATGTTCCAATGATTAAAACAGTATTTTCTTGAATAACAATGTTTCTATTGTCCCGTGCCATTATATCGTTTTTTGTTAAATTTCGTTCATTTAAGGGTGTATTCAATGTGATATAAGAAACATAATCTTTTCCTGCACCGTTTGCTGTATATTTTCCTTCAATTTTTTGTACGTTTGTAACTAAACTATTTATATTATTAGTATCTCCAGATAAATTTCCCATTTCTATATTTCTCTATATTATATGCTTCCTATTTTATATCTTTTTAAAGACAAAATACAAAACGCTAGTGGCCATAATTGTTATCAATAAGTTGATTGCTATTTTATTATTTTCATTTGAATAAGCGTCTTGGTAATTCATGAAGGATTCGGTTCTTTCTGCATTAACCTTTTTTTTTTGTGGTATTATATTTTTAACTAATTTATTTATATTAGTAGTATCTCCAGATAAATGTCCCATTTAATATTTCTCTATATTATATTACGTTATTTTAGTTGATCTGGTATTTATTTATTGGGTTTTGAAATTCCTAAATATCTTCTTTTACTGTTGTTTATCGATTTCGTCCTCCACGAATCGTGTTTGTATTTACAACAAACATGGTTGAATAAATAGAATAGGTCAACCCAATTATTCCTAAAGTGATATTAAATATATTCATATATTGCCCGTAATAGACATTTTTTGTGTTTTCATTGTATTCTTCGTTTTTTGAATAGTGTTGCATCGTTTTTTTTATTTTTTGTTGTATTGTTTCATTATCACCTATATTAGTAAATTTATTTTTAATAGTATCAGTATAAAAATTTGAATAATCATTGCCATAATTTTGTGGAATAACACCCGCCATGATGTATTGTATGATGTATAGTATGCATTTACATTTTCTTTTATACACACTTGAATGAGTGTTTTCTCAATGTCTATTTTCACAAACCCCCTTTCGAAAGGGGTTTGATAGAATAAACATTAAAAATTCAATAAAATTGATTTAAAATACAGACATGACTAAAAGGATATAATATAAACGTATTATAATATAGTATTTAACCTTTATTCGCATCATGTCATCTATTGGAAGTAGTACAAATACAATTTTAAAAATATACAAATCTCGACTAAATATTTTAAATCACATGCTGCGGTTCAATTATAATGTGGATGAATATACCGGATTTAGTATAAATGAAATAGATGCCATGTATTTTAACACACAATTGGACATGATGATCACACATGCAAGTGAACAAAAAAAAGTATACATTAAATATTATTTGACACCATCAAGTGATGTAAAGAAAACGCCACAAACGGCTGTCAAAAATTCGCGTCAAATAAGCAAATCCAATCTTACAACCATCATAGAAGATTTGTATGAAATTGACAATATTCTTACAAAAAACGACACGTTGGTTGTAATTATCGATGAAGAGCCAAATGAGACGATATTAAACATGATTTCATATTTGTACGAAAAAGATGGTATTTTCATTGTTATACACAACATTAAACGATTGCAATATGATATTTTATCTCATGATTTAGTTCCTTTGGTTCGCATATTAAAGGAGGACGAAAAAATAGAACTCATGCAAAAAATGAATTTGAATAAGTTAGACCAATTTCCGGAGATTTCGCGGTTTGATCCGGTTTCTTTAGCCATTATGTTGCGTCCTCGTCAAGTGGTTGAATTTAAACGATACAGTCCAACCGCGTTGTATTCTTATTATTATCGGGTTTGTATTTAGAACAATGGGGGGATGATTTAGAACGGGAACGGGGGATGATTTATTTTTGATTCTTTTTACGAGTGGCTAGTTTCAAGGCTTTACTTGATGGTTTGCACCCATTCTTTAAAATAAAATAATCAACCACACTTGCCTTGTCCCCCGTGATAGCAGATCCCAAACGAGCATACCCCCAACTTTGCGGGGTTTGGTTGGGGCGACTACCGGAACTATAATAAGCCCCCTCCCCTTTTTGAACAATCTTTTTAAGAGCACTTTGACTACACCCTGTTTTTTTAGCCATTTGTAAAGTTGGTTTCAAACTGTTTACACCATATGTTTCATAAACCCGTTTAAGATGTTTTGATGAACGATGTTTGTATGTTTTCAAATGGGGTCGATTTATGTATTTTTTATTTTTATATAATTTTCGGGATCGAATTAAGTTCTGTTTTTGACGGCGTTTTTCTGTTTTAGAAAGATATTTTGGGATGTATCGATCGGGAACATGAATATGTTTTAGCAAAACAACCATTTGTTATTTTATAATTTTTATATAGATTTATATTACTGTCTATTATTTCTTTTATTTTTCATATAAAATGTGATTATTTTGTATGAAACGATAGCCGGATATACAAATAAACATTAGTCTTCTACACCATCAAACATTGCCGCAACAGCTTCCTTACCCGCATCAGCAACCCCTTCTCCTATCCCAGCACCGAACCCCAAACCAACCCCTGGTGCTACATTATTCATCATGGGTCGTTTCTCTTGTACTTGTCCTTGATTATAATATTGGTTGTTATTTTGTTGATCGTATACCAGTTCTTGTGGTTGTGCTTGTTCTGGATATAGATTTTTCTGGGTAATCGCATTGTTTTTTTTAGAACGCTTGCGTCTCTTTTTTTTAGTTTTATTTTTATTTTTTTTAGGAAAATTCTTTTGTGTGTATAATTGTTTTCTTCCAGATACGTTTCTTCTTGTCTTTTTTTTACCTCCAACAGATGGTTTTACAGTATTATTCATCATTATTTGTATATTCTTTTATGAGATATTTATACAAAACAAACATTTTATGTTTATCCTCCCGTTTTTTTTCATACAAAATGCATTGTTTTGTATGAAATAATATTGTTTGTCTCGTGGTTGCAAGAATAAAATAAACGCATATCAAAAAAAGAGAACTTTTCCTAAATAAAACACATGTCAAAAAAGAGAACTTTTTCTAAATAAAACACATGAAAATCACAAAAAAAATCACAAAAAAAATCAATCGTAAATAGCAAGATATTCTTCAAAAGTAATCAAATGTTCTTTTTTATTCAAACGCCCTGAATTTTCTTGTTGAACCAATCGATCTAGTTCTTCTAAATTGGCCAAATAATGAGCGGGTGTAATTAAATGAAACGACATTGGTTTATTCGATTTTGTAAAAATACCACTACGAATGAAATAGGTAATATTTTTATATTTAGGTCCAATCAAAAACCATTCCACATTTGTTCCACGCAATTTGTTTGGATTAAATAAACATATTTGTATTTCACTAATCATGGCAAAAATCCAGACATCTAAATCCGTCAAATAATACGAAGAATCCATGACAATTGTTTCGATTGTGTTTTCATTCGCCGTTTTCGAGATTTGTAATTTCCCTTGTTTTGCAAATACTTTTCGCAACTGGTTGCCATGTTTTTCCCACAATTTACGATATTTTTTAGCTAAAGAATTCTTTAACGCATGAAGCGAAATTTTTTGATATTCTTTTTGAAAAATATACATTAACATATAAAAAGTACAATTTCCAGAACTGTGTTTAAATACTATTTCTTTGGTAGGTGTCAACGTATCTTTTGAAAAAATGCGTTTCCATAAACTATTTGTATTTCCAATAACACCACGGGTTTTTTCTACACATTCAAATAAAAAATCTTCATCATTTGTATTCGCTGTTGTATCATCCTCCTGGTTTTCAACACCCTGTCTCGATGTTAGATATTTATTCACTATTTTTGACTGTTCTTCCATTTTGATGACATCCGTTGAATATGGAAAACTCACTTGCGGACGTGCGGTTTCAAAACTGCTGTTTTTAATTTGTTGATTATAATTGAATGGCAACATTTTTTTCAAATAATCTGTTTGTAATGTGTTCTGTAAAAGAATAAATTCGTCTTCATTTAATTTGTATTCAGTGTCAGTTATATTTAGGTAGGAATTTGGTTCTGTCATAAAAAGACGAATACGATTATTTTGTAATAAATCATAGGCCAATGTATGAAAAAAAAATGTTTTATTTTCAATATTGGGCATCAATAAATGTTGTTTAGGAATAACCAATGTACATTCACCGTCTTTTTTTTCAATACAATATTTAGTGCCGGCGGTATTCCCGCAATCATTTTGACAAGATATATTTTCCATTTCCATGATTATTTCTTCATCAAAATCGCTAAATTCAATTTTTTTGCCAACGAGAACTTTCAAATAGTCTATGAAAACCGCATGTTTATCTAAAAATAAAATATACGGATTTTTATAAATTTCCATCATTTCATTTCGTATTTTACGGTTCTCTAATTCATTTAATAATTCGCGAACAATGGATCTAAACACAACGTAGAATTGTGTCTGTAAAGTGATACGTTTTATCATTTGTTTGCGTTCTTCGTCTCCAGTTTTTGAAATCGCCAATTCTTTATCTGCAATTATTGCATTGGATTCTTCTACAACGGGATAATCATCTTCATATATATTTTCGGACGGTGGATCAATTGGTATGAATTGATTTGTTTCTGTGATAATTCCTATAATCAATTTGTCTTCCACCACTTTTAATTTAGGAGAACATGGAATCGCACTCTGTGTTTTTATTTTGATTGTATTTAATAATTGTATTGTATTTTCATAATTTTGCCAAATGTTTTTGGGATTTCCTTCTGTAATGCCGTCGTCGTCTTCTTCATTGGTTGATTCGTTGGCAGAAGAAAAGTTGGCGACTGTTTCCGGAATTTCAGTGTCGTCTATAAACATGATTGGAATATCATCCATTTCATTTATTTCAGCAGATGGAAAACACGGAACGAATACATGGGATTTCGAATATTCTTTTTCTTTTACAAGAACCCCGTTTATTTTTCCTTGATAATTCATAACTTGACAAAATACAATATAATCATACATTTTCAATTGAATAAATAATTCTTTTAAATACAGCGGTCTTGTAAAAGTATACACATTTGGAATGCTATCTAATGGACGACAACCATTGAGAGTTATTTTTTCAACTAATTTGAGAACCTTTTTCACTTCATCGATAGAAGACACATTTAAAAACGTTTTGGTAGGAACGATTTTCCCGTTTTCTTCTTTATACATGCAAATGGGTTCATAAAATTCGCCTTGTTTAATTACAAACGATGTTCTCTTTGTTAAATCGAAAATGTTTTTTGAATGAGAATTGGTTGGACATAAAATAGTTATGTCGTCTGTTATATCATTCCCGGTGATTTCTAAAATAACTAAATTAATTCCGCTTTTAGTGAGATTTTGATTGTCATCTGTTATAACATCCCATAAATAGGTGTGATCGATTTTATTGGTATCGTGTGTTAAGTAGTCTATAAAGTTCTCAAAAGAAGATATTGTGTTTTTAAGAAATTCCATTTGATATTCATTGTCTTTGTCAATACGTTTATAAAATCCGGTGTTTGAGTATTTTGCAGTATCAATTGTTTTTGAAGTTAGATTGGATTCGTGAAAAACGTGAACTAAATATCCATTGTTATATTTCACAAATTTATCTAATGAAATGTTCTTTTTTAATATTTGTTTGAATTCTTTTACAGATGGTGTGATTTCAATATTATTACTATTTGCATAAATATCGGCAAAAACACCTAATATAGATTGATTTGGATATTGCTCCACGCTATATCGTAATAGACATTCTGTATTTGGGCGAATGTAAGCAGGATTTGTTTTGAGAACACAATTATAATTATTATATTGAAAAAAACGTTGCACAGAAAAGGGTAAAAAACCATAACGATTTAATTGATCTATTGGAAATGTTTCATTGTTTTTTATGTATTTTACTGGATTTCTATTTTGAAGGAGACTGGTTGGTTCATTTTCATAATTCTTTTTTTCATATTTTTTGCGAATTTGTTTTTTAATATTGGTTGGTTGTGGTTCCTCTTGTGGTTTTTTTTGTTGTTCCTCTTGTGGTTCCTTTTGT